GGTTTCTTCTAGTTGTTTAGAAGAAGTATTTTTAATTTCTCGATGCATTTTGGATATTTCTTCTTCCCGCAACAGGCCGTTATCCCAGACCCATTGTTTTCCTTCCAGAATACCGTTAACGAATGCACCCGGTGCAGACGGATCTGCAACAATATCAATTGCAGACAACATGAAATCTGGTTGAACTTCGTTTACTTCGTTAATTTTCTTTAATGAACCCATACCTCGAGACGATACTCCGAGACGTGCTCCTTCTTCGATAAGACTCTTGGCAATATTTCCCATTGGGGTAGAAAGAATTTTTGCTCTGCCAATTACGTCATTGCCGGATTGACGCAATTCAGTAATCATATGAGATACTCGATCTAAATTAACAGTGGGACTTGAAGGATGATTTAATTCTCCAAAAGATCGTTTTTCTCTAATTAAATCTTTTGAATATCGTTCGCACTCTTTCATTAAAATTTTAGTAGGATATTTTCTGCCGTTGCGATTTACAGTTTCCGCCTGAAGCATTATACCTTCAATGAAATACGACTTAGGACGACCTTCTGTTCCTTCTTCGATTATGGGCTTGACCCAATCAAAAGATTGTTCTGTAATTAAAAGCATTTATTTCTTTGCCTTAATAGCTGCACTTATTGCTTTTCTTTTGTTTGCTATATACTCATCTGAACTGTCTTTATCACCATCATTGTCAATATCGCCGTCTTCTTCGCCCACTGGATCTGTTTTTTCTGTCAGTAATTTTGCTCCAAGACGTTCTAGTTCTTGTTCTAAAATTAAACCGATTCGGACACTCATTGATTCCTTTATTAAAGATTTTGCTTGATTAAATTTTTTGGTTACGATTGATTCTAATATTTTTTCAGTTGACATAGGTACTCCTATTTATAATATTTTGAATTTGGGTAGGATGTTGCAATAATAGTTTAGTCGTTTGTCGATTTTTGTGTTTGAGACCAGAATTATGTATAAAAAATTTAATCTTTGCCGCTTGAGAATTGTTAATAGTTACTGTATTTTTATTTTTAAATCTAATTCGTTTTGGTATTTTTGTATGTTCTACCAGAGTTAAAAATTCGTAAAATCCTTCATCAAAATATTGAAAAACACCAGAATATTGAGATTTTTTAGTTGTTTTAGACATTATTCTTCACTACCAGCAGATTCTCCTTCAGCCTGTTGTTGCATGGCTAAATCTCTCTGTTGTTGTTCCATTTGTTGTTGTATTTTGACTTCTCGTTCTTGTGACATTTCCACATCCATTTGGGCCATTTCTTCGTCAGTTTGATTTAAAATTTGTTTCCTAATATACTTGTCTGAAAACAAAGTTCCCGAAGCCTGTTGCATGATTCCTAACATGTCTACCTTTGTTTTAAGAATTTCCATATTTTTCAATTCATCAAAATACGAGTCTTTATTGAATTTGAAATCAATATAATATTCTATAGATTTCCAATCTGCTGTAGTCATTATGCCCTTAAGTAGACATTGTTTTTTAAGTAGATCTAAAAACAATTCAGCAAATTTCATTCTCATTCTTTCAATAAATTTAAAGAACTTTACTTCGTCTCGAGTAATCTCTCCCATTCTGCCCATATTAAATCCGTTTTGTGCCTCGAGACGACTGAGTGGAACATTTAAAGAACGAAATAATTTTTTCAACAAATAATCTACGTCTTCTAGTTGACCTAGTTGTTGGCCTCCATCCAAAGTAGTAATTTCAGTTCCTTTGCCTCCATCTCTGCGAGGAATCCAGAAATCTTCTAACATGGAATTATGATTCCAGTCGTCTTTTATTTGACCAGTCTTAGGATCATAAGACAGTTTGTTTCGATATCGAACCATAAGATCCTTCATGTACTGTTCTGCCTTTTGCTTGGGCAAGTTTCCAACATCCACATAAAAGATTCTTCGTTCTGGTGCTCGAGACATTCTGTAAATTACAACTGCATCTTCTATTTGTCGAAGCATGTTAAGAGGTCTGATTGCCTTGTGAAGATATCCCATTACTTTTTTAGTTGTTTGATCCACAATACCAGAATGAACATATGTTATAGAATCAGTAGAAATTTTAAGACCAGTATTTGTGGTAGGAAGCAAAGAATCTGCTGCCATATCTGTATACAAAAAATGCTCGTCTATATTTTTAATAATATAAATTTGTTTTGTTTCAGTGCCTGTGCCTACAGTTTTTAATTCTTTTTCTATTTTTCTAACTTTTGTTATCTTTGTAGGATCGATTGAACGAAGTTCTTGAATTCCTTTTTCCGGTCGATTAGAGTCTATGATATTGTGAAAATATAATCTGCCGTCAATATACCATCGTCTGAAATATTCGTATCCTCTGCTTTTAAAATCCAATAATTTTAAAATTCCATCGTATTCTTCATTTAATCTTCTTTTGATATTTTCTGAAAGTGGAACTCTAGTCAGATCTAAACGAACGGAAGATCCGTCTGGTTCAAATACCAAACATTCGTTTACAATATCTTCTATTGCCATGTCTACTTCTGGATACAAAGACATGGCTCGATATTGTTGAATTGATGTTGCGTCATTGCTGTACGCAAGACCACCAAAGTCGTAAACAGAGGCCATAAGACCTCCGCTTTCTACTACATAAGTTCCATCATAAGAATCTGGAGCAACAAAAGAATCTATTCCTGATTTTGGAATAGATCCTGTTGTTCCTTCAGATTGTCGACCAAAAGAAAATCCAAATATTTCAAATGCCATATCATTATGTATAATAGAAAAATTATACGAATATGTGGTAATCGTACGCTATAGTTAAACTAAATTCAGCAAAACTATCGTAAGAATCGTGAGCCAAATCTATAGGACTTATACTAGAAGGCCAACAACCAAACAATTTTACTTGTCTTGCTGTATTTGGGCCCTGAAATCCACCATGCGTTCCATTTGCATCGTCACCGTAATTTAATAGCCAGGGAGCGGTAGATGTTACGTTGTGATTTTGTTTGTGAGTTTCAGCATCATCCATCAATTGCATCCAGTTTTCTAATTGTTTTCTAATATCTTTTGTACTAGAATCGTAAACCACCATACTCCATTCTCCAAACTGCCTTTCTCCTGAAAATTTTACTACTCGTCCTTGGTATGAAACTGGAATTTGCCCGATATCAGATCCAGGTAAACTTAAAGCTCTAACATAAATTTTTTCTTGACCTCCCCATCCTTGTCCTGCTCCGCTTGGAAAAGGACAAGTCAAAGTGTATCTATTAGATCTGATTCCTTTAAAGGCATTTCTAAATCCTGTTAATGTGTTTGGACTTTGAGACATTATTTCTCCTTAATTAGTTTCCAAATTTTCTTAATTATTTTCCAAATTGATTACGATATAATTAATAGATCCTGGAACTTTAACTTTAACTGTAGCAACAAAAGTCTTTGCGGCTATTACTTCTTGTGTATTGTTTGATTCATCACATATCACTGTAAATTCTGTAAGTCCTCCTTGAGATCGTATATTTTCCAATAGTCCTTCTGCCTGTAATGTAAACAATGTTCGTGTTTCTGTGGTGTTATTATTGAACAAAATTGCACTGGCAAGGGGAAGAAGTTGATTTTTGATAAAAATAATAGTTCTTATCACATTTACACTGATTAAAGATGAAGTATCTGCTGCATTTGTAATATCACCAAACAAGAAAGTACCAGATCCTTTGACACTGATGAACGGATTTACATTATTTGAATATAATTTGTCTTGTTGTGCTGTTGTTAGTTTCTTACTAAGACTAACACTATTTAATACTTGTCCTCGTTGAACTCCTGCTGGACTGACCCATCTGTTTTCGGTGGCATCATTGCGACAAATAATTCCAGCTAAATCTGCAGCAAGTGGTGTACTTATTAGGGATGCAGTTGTGGTATTTGCTGTGGAATTTAAATGTTTCTTGAATCCTGCAGTTGCTATAATATATTCGTCTGCACCACTAGGAACACTAATATTGCCATCTACCGTCAGATTTCCTGTTATTCCAGCATTGACTATTCCGATAACTGGAGCTTCTGATGTTTCTAATAGGCCAACAATACTTACTACATCTGCTCCGTCTGAGTGGATGAACGTGCCATCACTACTCCACCCAGAGTCACTGTGATACGGTTGAAAAATAACATCGTATCCCAGATCCGTAGACGCAAAATCTGTTGCAGTTGTTAACGGACTAGTCAAACTCGAAGGACTCGGATTATCTCCGAGTGCGCCAGTGAAACCTTTTCCGCTAAATCCAACAATAACAGGAACTCCATATAACAATACGTTTTGAACACTCCACCAATACGGTCTAAATTTATCTGTTGTACCAAATGTCAAGGTTAAGCCTAGTGTTGCACCCTGAAGTATACCAACAGTATATGCTGTTCCGTATGGGGAATTTAGTAATCCGATTGCACCGCCAGTAGTTACTCCGTTTGAACCAGAAACTCCGTTCATTATCAAGTCAAATTTATCAGAATTTCCTTCTGTAACACCGATTGCATTTTGAATTAAAGAAGTTACTCGACCAAACCAATTTCCCTGAGACTCTACTCGAATAAATCCGTTTTGAATTTCTGTTGCGGTTGCTAACAAACCCAATTCGGGAGCCCAACAAGCTGCTGTACTTGTATTTAAAACAGTTCCAACTGGTGGAATTACGAAAGAAGTATCTGTTAATTTTAACTTAATATTTGGTCGAGATCTTGCTGTCATTTAAGTCTCCTTTAGATCTAAAACTTTTACTTATTTATACTTTTTTATATTTTCAAAAAAATCTATTTTGTCGGTACAGATCCACCCATCGTTTTGGATCTTCAGATTGATGTGCCAATAACCAATTATCTTTTTTTGTATCTTCTGAATCGGGTTCTAGTGATATCTCAGGAGTTCCGTCTAAAATATAACCAAATGGTAACAAATCTTCTTCTATTTTTTTCATTTCTTGTGAATACATTTCTGTTCTGATATCGGAATCTGTAATATTTTTAAAAAATTCTTGACGAGTTGCCCAGGAAAATAAAACCAGAGTCATAACTAAATCATCAGTGTATCCGTCTTCTGCCTGAAACGACGAATTATCTGCAATAAAGGTGGTAAGTTCTTCGATAATATCAGAATCTTCGACAATTAATTTATCGTTTTCTATAAGATTCTTTAAAACTGCACATCCAACTTTTTTGACTATTTGACTTGTTCTGACTCCTAGTTGAAGAGATTTTTGTCTTCCAAAGCCTTCGTTTAATACCTGTCCTTTTCGACCTAAAATATTAGATTTAACTAAATTTTCGTATTCTAAATCTGTATGCAATACATCAGCCACTTGGGCTCCAATGTCATTTAGCTCCACCATCACATAGGCATTATTGTATCTGCCAGCAACTGCACGAATAATAGACGGAAACAATAACGGAGAAACAGTATTATTTCTGTATTTTCCTACCACACGATACGGAAATTTAGTTATATCTACAATAGTAAATGCGCTGTAATCTTTTCCTTGTCCTCGAGCCACGTCTACTACCATAAAATAAATATTAGATCGTCCTTCTTCGTTTGGTTCTGGACTCGGTTCTAAAATTGTTAACCCGTCATTAGTTTTAGAAATAGGCTTTTTCCAGACTAAGCTGTTTAATTTTTGAGATGATATCAGAGTATTGGTTGATCCTATAAAATCACATACGAATTCTTCTTGAAATTGTCGTTCTGAAGAATTTCGTATAGTTTCTTGTTTCCATTCTTCGTCTCGTAATGGACCTCCTGGGTATTTCGGGACCTCATTCCATGTAACTTCCATCGGAACATATTCGTTTTGTTTGCTTTGAGCTCCTTTCCAAAAACGATAAAACATATTTAGGCCTTTTGGAGTAGAAATCATTATAACTCTGGTAGTTTGACCGGCAGTAATCGTAGGATAAACAGAACTAAAGAATTCTTCTGCAACGGTAGTAGGAACGTGTGCGTATTCGTCTAAAAGAATAACATTATAAGATCCTCCACGAATTGCACTAGAAGAAGTGGCCGCTGCAATGATTCGAGATCCGTTTTCTAAAACAATAGAGTGCTTGTTCCATTCTCGAACTCCTTGTTGTAACCAAAGAGGCAAATATTCGTATGACAATTTCAACCGTGCAAGAATTTCTCTTGCAGTAGACTGTTTGTTTGCCAGAATGGCAATATTAACACTCTGATTAAATAAAATATAATGTAGTAAATAAGAGGCAACTGTTGTAGTTTTTCCACTCTGTCTGGGAAGTTTTGCTATAACAAATCTATTATTATGAATCATTTCGATCATTTTTTTCTGATACGGATACATATCAAAAGCAACAAGACCTTTATCAAGAGAAACTACTTTGATATACTTTGATACAAAATAACTAGGATCTTGGGCACAACGAACATATTCTTCTACTTGTTCTTTAGTGAATTCAATGCGTTGGCCTTCTGGTTTAAGATTTGTGTTTCCCAGATATCCAGGCTTCTTCATTCTTTATCCTCTTCTTCAAAAACTTTTAACGGACTTCTTTCTCTGTTAATTAAATTTTGAAGATCACTAGTAGATCCGACATATATTGAATTGTTTGTTGTATTTTTAACTGTAATCTTTTTGGATTCAGTATTTGACATTTTCTCGTGTATATCCATCAGATCTTTATTCATTTCACTTAAAGTTTTGATCATATTAGATAATACTTCATATGCTCTCGGAGAATCGGATTCTGTTGCCACCTTTAATATTCCGTCTAATGCAGTCATTCCAGTATCAATCAGAGAAGAAATATTACTTCGCGCAGAATTAAAATCTCCTGTTAAATCTGTAGACTCTTTTTCTG